TCTTTTTTTCTATCATCAGTCTGATTTGAAAAGGTGTCTCCTCCAGTACCACCTATTGTCAAATTATATCCATTTGGTGAAATAGAATTCAATTCATTAATCCAAAAAATCTCCTTATAATTTAATTCCAATTGAGTATCGCATTTTTCTAATACAATTTTACTGAAATTATCTTTACCATATTTTTCTATTGCTCTTTTTATTAATAATCCAGAACCAAAATAGTTGTCATCGTTTTTTTCATCTTTACCAATATAAACTTTATCATTTATATTATTTGTTATTTTATATATTACCATAATACACTTTATTGTATATATAAAAATAAAAATCTACTTTTTAACTGTAATTAGTATAAAAATATTTAGTATTCATACCACAATTATTTAAAATCATTAGTTTTCTTTACATGAAGTATTTGTTTTTCAGTAGATTTTGGATCAACTGTAACTTCACCACCCAATCTCATTCTCGCATTATATGCGTCAGTTTTACTAGGAGTTTCAATAATAATTTTACCATCTTTTTGTTTTAATTTACTCAAATTTGGTCTATCAGAATCTTCTAATTCTGTTTCGTCTAAATTAACATCAACAAAACTAACTTCTGGATCACCAACCGATTCGTTTGAAAATGTATCAAAGGATTTTAATCTTTTCATATTATTAATTATTTTTATATTTTACTCTTCTTTTTTATCCTCTTCTTTTTCATCTTCTTCATCTTCATCATCGTCCTTATATCCGATATTTTTGACTTCTTCTTTACCTTTTTTTAATTCTTCTGCGTACTCAGGATCGATTTTTTTAAGCAAAGCTTGAAATTCACCAATGTGAGTTTTTTCTTCTTTTGCGACATCTAATAATACCTCTTTAACTGTACTATCTTTGGCTTCTTCTGCCATTTGTTCATACAAATTGATAGCATCCAATTCTGATAGAATTGCTGCTCTAAGAATTTGTTTATCTGTTGATGCACTTTTAGAACCTGGTATAGTAGACATAGTTTCGTTTAAAAATTCATCGAAGTTTAGTGTTGTTTTCATATTATATTTTTATTTTTATAAATTATATTTATTTGAGCTTCTACCTATATCGGATATACTAGAAGAAATTTCTTCTTTTTCTTTTTCTTTCCATTTATTATTCAAATATTTGTATATTTTTCTATTTAATAAATATGAGCATTCAATTTCTTTACCATTGACTTTAATTGTATAACCAGGTATGGCAAAAAAAGTATCATCACGAACTTCAATTTTAGAGCCATCTAAATCGTATACAATATATCCAGATCCATAATCATAGGATAAATTGTTAGTCGAGTATGTATTTTTTATTTCTTCAAATATCTTAGATATAGAATCTTCATAATCGGATGTGAATATTTGTCCAACCATTGTGTCTTTAAACGCTTCAAATGTTTTTAACTTCTTCATATTATATTTATTTATTTATTTATTTTACATTAATGTTACAGTACCTAAAAATAATGATGTTGCAACACCTTCTTTATTTTTCCATTTTAAATATTCAGGTGTTGTTATACCAGATTTATTTGCCATTTGTGTACCCTTTGAGCCTAAATTTGTTTCCTGTTCATTCCAACCACCTGATGTTTTGTGTCCAACTTGCTTGTTTTCTGTTGACGAAAATTTAGACCAATTTTCATTTGTTTTATCAATTATTTGTTTTATTAGTACTTTGTTTGACGAAACTAGTTCTATAACACCAGATGTATTATCATGAAATGATATTATTGCAACACCTTGTAAGCCGTTTGGTAAAACTCCAACACCTTTTTCATACGTAGAAGTTATATTTTTTATAATATCTTGTCTATTATTTTTTTCAATAAAAACTTGGAATTTATAACTTTGTAGCAATTTTGTAAAAAACTGTTGAGCTTGTTGCATATTTAATTCCTCGTTAATGAATTCTACATACTTTTTCATATATTGATAATTATTTTTTTCTTGTTGTAACTTCTGAACTGGTGGTTTAGTTCCACTAACTTTAACTCTATCTTCTGGCTGAACTTGTATAACAGATTGTGCTGCGGTTTGACCTGTCGGTTGCATGGTTGCTTTTGCTGTAACAGTTGTCGTTTGACCAGATGTACTAGGTTGTTCTGTTTGAGCTTGTTTTTTAGCTTGAAACTCTTCGCCTGTATATTCTACAACTTTAGGATCAATCGTCATATCTATAAACTGACCACCACGAATCTCACCATCTAACATTTTACCTTTAAAAAATCTACCTTTATATATGATACCAGATTTAAAAGTACCATCTCTCCAAGTACCATTATACCAAACACCATTTTGCCAAGTTCCATATCTCCATTCACCATCTCTCCAAACACCAAAATACCAATCACCATTATACCATATACCAGCATTCCATACCAAAGTATCTTGACTAATTTCAAGTCTAGCATTTTTAATTTCAGCATCAACCATCCAATTAAACTTATTCTTAATAAGAATTTCATTTATTTGCCATTGTGATGTGTATATTTTACCATCGTACTTAAGTTCACTATATCTATTATCTGACATTTTTAATAAAACTATTTTTTGTTATATATAAATATTTAAAATCACAAATTATATTTCTCTGCTGAAGAATAATGTTCAAAATCTGGTATAGTCAGTAATACTTTTTTATAAATTTCTACTATTTTATTTTTCCAATATTCTAATTTTTCAGAATTATTAGACATATCAATAATTCTATTAAACAACAACTCACATTCATCTGTATATTTATTATAAAAATCAGTTGGTGATAAAAATTCAAATTTGTTAAAATCTTCTGAAGTATATGTACCGAAATCACCAACAGGATCAGAAATATCACCATTTTTATAAATATCAAAACAGTCAAAAGAAACAAAAATCATATCATCAGTCTTAGCATCTATACGATTACACAATAATATATTCGCTCTAACATCATCTTCATCTGTCATATCGCCTGTCAGCACCAAAAATTTATAAAGATAGTCTGATTTATCAAGACTAGTATTGTTCTCAAACATTTTAAATTTTGTTATCATAAGTTATATTTTTTTGCTTGTATATATGGTTCTAAATCTTCTTTATTTTTAGACCAATATACAATATCTTCTCTATCAACAATAATATATTTATCACCATCATAATTTTCACTAAACCATTCTTCAGCATCCTTTGGTATATTATAAAATAAAACTCTATAATAATCAGAATAATCAGAATATTCGTTTTTTATAGAATATAATTTACCAATATTATTATTTACAAAATATACATATGCATCATATATGTGACTACCATAATCCATACTATCTGAAATAATAACATAATCACCTACTTTTGGCTCATCAACATTAGTATCTTCAAACTTTTTTAAATATTTCATAATCTATATATTAATTTTCAAACTTTTTTTTAATCAGAACCTATATTAAAATATATATAATAAAAAATAATTAATTTTATGTTAAATAATGTTTACACCGACAAAACATCAGGTGAGCAAGTTAGAATACTCAACGAAGAAACAAATTTTTATGTTCTAGATAATAGTGTTAGAATAAAAAAGGATATTTTTGCAAAAAAATATGAAATGAAAGAAGAAATTGATCCAACTTCATTTTTTCAACAAAAATCACCATCAACAGATCCATTATACAATCTGGCAAATCAAATCAAAAATCTAGATTCAAGTAAGGTTCAAGATACACCTTCTCCTGGCGCACAAGTTAAATATACTCCACCAGTAGTTCTATCTGACAACTCAATGTCACAAGCAGTACTAAAACAGCAACAAATAGAAGAATCTATTATACTAACACCAGAACAAAAGAAAGCGATGTTAGATGAATGGAGAAGAACCCAGCCTGGTGCACAAATACCTGAAGTTCAAGAAAAAGAATGGGATGATGATAGATTTTTAAATGGCGATAAGCCAATTGAAACTAAAAAACCAATTAAAGAAGAACCTAAAGTAGATCCAATACAAATGATGTTTAAAATGTTTAAAAGTAACTACCCAGTGAAATTAAATATAGAGATAGAAGAAAATATACCGAATCCAACATTTATAGGTATGGTACAAGAAAATGTTGATGCTGATGCAGTTGAATACTATGCAAATCTAATATCAGAAAAATTATTGAAAGATCCATCTAAACTTAAAACTGAAATTTATAATCAATTAAAAGCAATTATAGATAAGGAATTAGGTAACTAAAAAAACATAAAAATATATGAGTATGAATGATTTAAACAAAAAATACGATTTAGCTAGAAAGTTTAAAGAGTATGAAATGAAAATAACCAAAATGGCTGGTTATTTATCCGATTACTATATAGATAGAGCTATGGAATCTGACGATTTTTCAGAAATATCAAGTTTCTTAATTGACTATTTCTCTGGTTCTGCTGGTAGAAGTTTTGATATTGGTTATTTAGTCACAAAATATAATGATTTCGGACTAAATAAAAAAATAGAAGATATGGACTTTGATATCAACGAATGGTATAAAATAAAGTATGAAATTGATAAACCTATAAATTA